TCAATGCCAAGCAGCTATAATGACGAACATCATAGCTACAACAAAAGAAAGTATGAGAAATGATTTATAACTGTGACGCTTATGTGCGATCCATACCCCATAAGAAGACATGAGAGACGAGATAAAGAAAAATAGGTAGAATAACCTTCCTTCTGGAGAAAATAGAAAAGCAATGCTTGTAAAGTTCCAAAATCCAGAAAGAACAGGGATCGAATATACGGGGACAATGGCTGCAAGTGCGAATAACAGCGTTTGTGTCCAAAGAAAGTACTTATTTATCCATTTCAATAGAAGAATGGATAAGAGAAATAATAGCAAAGTTACTGTGAAAAAAGAGGGGGCGGTCCACATGAGAAGTTGTCCCCAACCACTCATTTTTTCATCATAAAGTAGAAATAAACCCAAGGTATACGCAACTAGGCCTGCCAAATAACTTGAGATGAACACCCAGATGTAAAATAGATCAGATTTTTTCATTTAATCGCCTCCACTCTAATAGAACACGATCACTTTATTAATGGTATATTTTTAACATTTAATTGTCTATCTTTAGAGAAAAAAGTCACATAAGAAGTGTCGTCTTTTTACCGCCCAACTTCCTCCCTTATTCGCGCACAAGTCAACCCAATCACCATCCGCGGTAGGGTAAAAAGGCTGTAAGATAGTATTATCGGATCCATTGCCGAGGGACACACCGAAAGCACATACGCTAATGTACAGACCAGTCAATAGGGCTGGTCTTTTTGATGCGGTGAAGTTGTCCCTGCATTTTGATCCGGTTTCTACACGGAGTGTGGGAAAAAGGGGGAATCCCGAACTGCCACATGGTTGCTGTAACATGCGGGCAGCATTCACTTTTACGGCGGAAGGGGGCGAAATGAATGTGTCTATTCGACATGAAATGAACAGTGAAACGAGCAATAAAATGAACAATGAGCAAAGCCACGAAATTAGCAATGGTGTATCAGAGATCAGGATATCAGAGATCAGACTAAGTACACGTATCAAAAAGACGTTAAAGCAGAAGCTTGCAACTCTCATACCTGCTTGGGAAGGCCGCGTGCAGGATATTCCTGCTTCGGGTGAAGTGCTGTCTGGCCCATGTGCAGTGATTGCTTTTGCTGAAGAAGTGCCCAAGTCAACCTGGGCAGGATACAGGAGAATCATCAAGATTTCACCGTATGCCCGATCGGAAGACGGGGGTGCAGAGCAGGTGGAGGCCTGGTCAGCAGAGTTAATCGCAGGCTTGCATCAGGTTCGGCTGGAAGATGAGCAAGGTGAAGCTTTTACCTGCCTCTATCTGGGTTCAACGGACAGTGACCGTGTTGATAGTGGATCGGGTATGGTTACGCGTAGTTTACGTTTTGGTGTATACGTTCCTGAACCGCAAGGCGCCGCCGGGAATAACCCTGTCACGGGTGATCCTTGGCTTGTTGCTTTGCAGCTATGGACAGCGAACAAGCTGGGATCGAATTGGTCTGTGTATGCCAATAGTTGGCCAGGTGGGTATAGGATGCCGTCTGTACTGTGGCGTTTAAGCGGGTACAGTACCGCAGTGGCCGGAACATCGGCGCTTGAAGTACGCAAACAGTGGATCGGGCATGTTCTCACCGATGATACAGGTCTGACAGATCAGGCGGCAAGCCACCTGGTCCAGCAATTGGCACTTCAATCGCGGATTCCAATGACTCCATTGGATAACGAGGAAGCTGGAGCTAACGCGATGGGCGAGAGTCATACACGGTATGTGACAGTAGATGAGGTAACAGCAGATTTGCAAGCCGATGCGTATCTGAATGGACAGATTCGTCTGACATTAACACAGCGTATCCGTCGTCCGGTTACAAGTGCACCGCTTATGCGTGAGATCCACCATAACAAAGGAATAGAGTAAAAGTAAGTCCCAGAGAAGCTATCACTAACGGGTAGTTTCAGATCGTTTTATATCGTAGCTTTTGTAGACTGATTAGTATCAGAAAGACTGCTTCAAAAGTAGATATTTCATCGATTATAGGATTAAAAATTAATAGGTGAGACGAGATCATTTGAACTTTGTTAAACCAACGAGGTGAGAAATACATGGCAAGCTTTATGAAAAAAAAGTCACCAGTTTCCCCGCAGTATACGCGGGCTGAACTGATGAATCATTCGGAAGCCCTCTTTGCCGTGAAGGCAGAGGTGCTGGCTGGTGCGCTGCACGAAGCGGCGCAACAGACGTTTTCCATTGAAGAAGCACAGGCAAGAATCAACCAATTTTTGAAAGCGAAGGTGAATGAATAATGGCAGGTGGAACTTGGGAACAAACAAATCGTCCGGTCCTTCCGGGTTTGTATATGAATTTTCAGGCGGCAGCGTCTTCAGCAATTCAGGCAGGCAGTCGTGGAACGGTCGTTGTGCCGGTCAAGGCTAACTGGGGTCCGGTGGGCACGTTTGTGGAAGTAAGCAGTGAAACGGCAATTGAACGTACATTTGCGGCCGATGCAATGGATAACGGTACGGCTTATACATCTTTGAAACTGGCTTTGCTCGGCGGACCGAAGAAACTGCTCGCTTATCGGGTGGCAAGTTCTGCAGCGAAAGCAGCCACGCTGACGTTGAAGGACGGCGGTGGTGCTGATGTGCTCCAGATTGATGCAAAATATCCGGGCGACCGTGCGAATGGCTTCTATGTAACGATTCAGCCGGGTGTGATCGACAATACGAAGTTTGAAGTGCGCCTGTTTGAAGGCAACCGCATGCTGTATGCTCTCTTGACGGCAGATGTTACAGCGGCAGCCCTTGCCAAAGAGATCAATGCCGATGAGCAAAATCTATGGATCACGGCTCAGGCGATTGGAGAAGGGACTGGGGAGGTTGCGAACGTATCGGGTGCGGCTTTCAAAGGTGGTGTAAGCGGCAATGATGCACTGACGAATGCAGAGTACATTGCTTTGCAGGGCGCGCTGGAAGGAGAGCAGTTTGATGTGCTTGCCCTGGATCATGCGGCGGATGCAGCGTTGCTTGCGAGCTTTGCGGCATGGGTCAAACGGGTACGCAGTGAAGGCAAGCCAGTCATGGCCGTATTCGGTGGCTCTACGGCAGATGATACGTCTGCTTCGGCAGCTCAGAAGGCTGCAGCACGCTCTCTTACGCTGAACCATGAAGGTGTGATTAATGTGGGCACGGGCGTGCGTTTGGGCGATGCTTTCTATAGCTCCGCACAGACCTCTGCTTATGTTGCGGGTCTTATCGCCGGACAACGTCTGAACGAATCCACGACATATGCGGCAGCACCGTTCGATGATGTTACACGCCGCTGGACACGCGCCGAACAGGAGCAGGCTGTACAGAATGGCGTATTTATTTTCTTCCACGATGGACGACGGGTTAAAGCTCTTCGTGGCGTGAATACTCTGGTTACCCCTGCTGCCGGACAAAATAATGCGTGGAAAAAAATCCGGTCGATCCGGGTCATGGATGTGATTAATACAGATTTGCAGCGCTCCGCAGAAGATACGTATATCGGCAAAGTGAACAATACCGAAGAAGGTCGTCAGGCACTGATTGGTGCGATGAAGGCCTATTTGGCGTTGCTTGCACAGAGTAATGTTATCGAAGCCGAAGGGTATGATGTTGTTCTCGACCCGGCGTATTACGGTGATGTTCCTGTGCTGAAACCGGAGGCAGATCAGGTATTCCTGCAATGGAATGTGAAGCTGACGGATGTGATGGAGCAGTTGTTTGGTACGTTTTACGTGCAATAAGGTAAAAGGCTTGATAACAGGCTAACAGGCTAGTAGATAGTTTTGTAAAAAAGTAGAAGGACATGTTGAGTGGTTGGTTTACACGAATAACGGAGAGGACAGCGAAATTCTAGGGATACAGTGATTCGGAGGATTTCTGATGGCGTCGTTATGATATGTGAACAATAACCACTCAACCATAATAAGGAGGAAATATACATGTTGGATGCATCAAGAGTGATTCTCGGTACCCACGGTCAATTGCATATGGATGGTGTGTGGCAGACCAATATTAACAAGCTGGAGGCCAGCGTAGAGATTGAGAAACGTGAGCTGAATCTGGTCGGCAACGAGTGGAAGGTTCACAAAAACGGTGCTAAAAAAGGTACAGGTACGATGACAGGTTACAAGGTTACGTCCGATATGATCAAGCGCGGCTTTACCAAATTTCAAATTATCTCCAAGCTGGATGATCCCGAGTCGTACGGACATGAAAGTGTACTGTTGAAAGGTTGCATGGTAGATAAAATTCAGCTGGCGAACTGGACGGCAGGTGAGGAAGTGCCGGAAGAAACGGGCTTTACCTTTGAAGGGTTCGAATTGCTGAATCCGATTGTAGCGAACTGATTTTTATGAAAGGTTATTGAACTTGTTCACAATAAGCAAGGACACTGAAGCAGACCGAGAACCCCTCGGTCTTTTTGTGTCTTGAGATGATTATGAAATACACACGGAAGCACATCGAATTCAGAGAATACATGAGAAAAAGGAGATTTTAACCGATGAGTATGAATGAAAATTTGTCCGAAGAGCAGATTTTAGATCAGTTGTTTGAAGCGGCAGAACGTCTGCCAGAAGAAAATGTGCGTATCCAGCGTCTGGATCTGCTGCTCACCTTGCGCGGATTGACGTCTTCCAAAGTAGACCAGATTCGCGAGCGCTGTACGATCCGCAAAACGACAAAAGGCCGCACCGAGGAAAAGGTGGATACCGAAACGTTTAACGCCCTGCTGATCTCCGAGGCCACGGTGAAAATGAGTGTCCGCGGACTGGAGCTGTCCGGCTGGGGAGACAATCGCATCACAGGACGTATGAAGCTGTCGGGTGGAGAGCAGGCGGTGCGCCGTATGTTGCTGGCTGGTGAACTGGATGCGGTTGGGGATAAAGTGCTTGAACTGTCCGGCTTCGGCGTGGAGATTGAAGACCTAAAAAACTGATTCACTCCGGCGGGATGACCACGTTCCTATATCACATGTGGGTGCGTCATCATCTCCGTCCCGGAGAGTTCTGGTCTTTGCCACGCGGGGAGCGCTCGTTGTTGCTTGCGTTCTCGGAAGAAGAGATGGCGGCAATATCTGCTCAAATGAATCGTTAATTGAAAAGGTCAGGAGGTGAAACAAATGGCAGAAATGATTATCGGGTTATCCCAATCGAACACACAAATGAAAACGACGCTTCGTTACCTCGATCAGATTCAACGTTCTACAGATCGCTTGAACCGGGTTCGGTATCAAGGGCTGATCAAAGTGAATGATGAGCTGAGAACCACCGGACGCAGACTGGAAAGCATCTATAGTACAGCTGTCCGTTTGAGCCGCTTGCGGATCACACCGAGAATTGGATTGGACGATCAAGCTACTCCGGTGCTCAATGGTCTGATGAATAAAATGAAGAGCATTCCCTCTAATTTGTTGAATGCTACAGCAAGTGTGAAGCTCAAAGTCAGCCATCAAATCTCAGGCGTATCCGTTAATGTAAATTCGCAGTCACTGATTGATGCTTTGAATAGGAATACACTATCGATCTATATGCTTAGTAACAAACTGAATTCCCTTAATCTTGCAGCAGGAGGAAAAGAGGAGAAACCGAAAACTTTTTTGCAGAAGATGAAAGGCATGTTTGATCGGGGAAAATCAATCTCATCTGGTGTGGGGAAAGTTTTTGATGCTAGAAATAGTGGGAAGAAGCTATGGAAAGAAATCACAACACCCGCCACACCGGGTAATAAATTCAAAAAGGCGTTCAAGATTACAAAACGTGGGGCAAAGTTTGTGAATGACTTCTCGTCCGCAGGGTCTGATCTAATCGGTGGATTCGATGGATTATGGGGCGATGTAAAAGGTCTCTTTGGCGGAGGAGGCAGTGGAAGTGGAGGTGGGGCAGGAGGCAGTGGTGGGGCTGGCATCATAAGCAAGCTTGGTGGCAATCTCGTTAAAGGAGCGGGGAAATTGTTTGCACCACTCCGTATGTATAACAATATTCAAGAACTTGCAAGCGCCCCACCTGAGGATCGTGCTCGTGCGTTAGGTTCGGTTGCTGGTAATACAGTAGGAACAGCTATTGGTACCGTGCTTGGTAGTGTGATTCCAATTCCGGTGATTGGGAACATGCTGGGCGGTTCAATAGGCGGTTGGCTTGGTGAAAAGGCAGGTGGATGGCTGGGTGACAAGGTAGGTGGATTTCTAAAAGACAACGCGGAGGGCATCTCAAAAGTAGCGAAATTTGCTTCTGAGGGAGCGAGTTACTTGGCGGATAAAACGACAGATTTTTTCAGTGGGGTTGCAGGTTTTTTTGGTATCGGCTCTAAAAAAGAAGAGCAGACTGCCCCAGTAGCAGCGGACATAACGTCATCCTCAACACCTGCAGCACCGCAGACGCCACCCCCTCCACCGGCAGCACCTCAAATGCCGCCAGCGTACAGACCGGCAGTTCTCTCAATCACTGGGCCCGAAGCTTATATGAACAATCGATTGGGCTCACCGACGGCTGCGGGTCTTATGGGAACAAGCGTGATGCAATCCCAAGCGATGGCCACGAATAACGCAGGTCAACCCAATGAGAAAGCTTCGCCGCTCACCGTGCGTATTTCCGAAGAACAGATGAGCAGTTTGGCAGGTTACCTTAAGGATTTTAAAACGGAAACGACCAACCAGATTTCGGTGAATGTTGCACCAGGCACAGTGCAAGTGACCGTTTGGGAGAACGCGATTGATTACGACGCTGTGACTCAACAAGTGGGGCAACGGATCTCGAACGAGCTCCGCCGGGCGATGCAAAATCGCAAAACGATTATGGCCTAAGCAGAAAGGAGGCCGCAGATATGTCTGTACTTCAAGATGAAGTTGGTCCTAATAAAATGTCGTTCACGTTGAAGGACGGCAGTACTTCGTTTGTATTCCCGGTGAACCCGGAAGAAGTCAACATTTCCAGATCCAAGGGGTACGAAACGATTAATATGCTGGAGCATGGCGAGTTTGATTTTGCACAAGGGGAGAAGGTGAAGGAGATCACCTTCTCTTCTTTTTTTCCCAAAGTATATGACCCGTCCTATTGCATGGACAAGAAGGATTTTCCAGACCCACGCGTGGCGCTGAATGTGCTGAACACCTTTCTCATCTCCAAACAACCGATGCGTTTCATCATCTCGGGGACCGGAGTGAATGTACCAGTATTTCTGATTTCACTCAATTCGAGTTTTCGCGGCGGGGAGCCGGGAGATATTTATTTCGACTTGACCCTGCGAACCTGGCGAGATTCCAAAGTGGGGAAAGTGGGTTCAGGCACTTCTGGTAGCAAGTCTGGTTCACGTACCGATCTGAAAAAAAGCAGCAAGACGTATACCGTCAAAGCCGGGGATTCCCTGTCCAAAATAGCCAAGCTTGAGCTCGGAAATAGTTCCAAATGGAACGAGATTTACAACCTCAACAAGAAAATCATCGGCAGTGATCCGAATCGGATCAAGCCCGGGCAAAAGCTGGTGATGCCATGACCTACAAGGTTATTGTCGATGACAAATATGATATCACCAAGCTTGTCGAAACGATTACGCTGAAGGACTCGCTTGATCAGATTGCCTATCAAGCGAACATCCGGCTGGCCGTGTCTGCTTCTTCAGGTCTGCCTTCGATTTCACCAGGCATGGCGGTGCGGATCAGTGGGGTTCCTTTTGGCGAAAAATCAGTGGTCTACCTGCTCCATCCAGCGGTCATCTGGGAAGCGGAAAGCTCGAACAGCGGCACCAAGCGTTTGTCCCTCACGGTCTACGACCGAATGATTTATCTTGAGAAATCGGAGGACGAATTCCTGTTTCCCAAGGATCAGACGGCAGTGCAACGGCTTAAAGCGTACGCTAAGGAATGGAAAATTCCCTTGGCTACGTTGCCAGAGATCAAGACGAAGCTGGGTAAGGCGGTGTATCGGTCACAGACGATTTTTTCGATGATATTTGCCGATCTGAAAGAAACGGCCAAGTCCGGGGGAGACATGTATCATCCGCGGATGACGCCTGGCGGGTTGCAGTTGTTCAAGGTAGGTAGCAACACGAAGGTACACGCGCTGGATCGGATAATCGATCTGACGCAGATGCGTACACTCGAAGGCGCGGTCACGAAAGTAAAGGTGATGGCAGCGTCTGAGTCCGGCGGTAGCGGTAAAGAGGTGCCTTCCAAAGTGTTAGCGATTGAGCAGAGTGATACAGAGCAGTTAGGTACATTACAGAAACTGGTCGAAGACGATCAGGTAAAAACCGCGGCCGCCGCAAAAAAACTGGCAAAAAGCAAACTGACAGGTATTCAAGAGACGTTTACGATCTCGGCTCCGGATATCAATACGATTCGCGCAGGAGATGCGGTCACGTTGAAAGGTCTAAAGCTGATCGTCATGTCGGTGAGCCGGGATCTGTCAGCCGGGCCGGGCACGATGACGCTGGAGCTGGGCACGGCGGAGCTGGTGAAAAGGAGGTTTTACCTTGAATAAAGAAGATCCGTACGGGCAGTTTGCCAATGTGATGCGGGGAGCGATGAGCACACATTCCCGTCAGGCCGTGAGCGGTTTGGGCGCGGTGCTTGGTACGATCACGGCGTCCGGTGTGAAGCTGGACGATTTCAAGCACGAAGTGCAGGATTATCTCGTGGCTGAGCTACCGGGCACGCTAGGGTTGCCGGAGCGCGAGACAGCTGGCGCGATTTCCGGGATATCTGATGTGGCGGGCGGCGGTACGACGGGCACGGGACGGTTTCTTTTGCAAAAAGGGGAAGTGGAAGAAGCAGTCTGGTCTTTGGGCAAAGGGTTGAAAGCCGGGGATCGCGTGCTGGCGATGCGGGTGAATGGCGGGAACGATATTGTGGTGCTGTGTAAGGTGGTGAGTGCGAATGCCTAGTTTGTTTCCGGGTATGGTCTGGGGAGATGAAGAGGATCTGTCCGGGGTGGCCTCGGAAGAGGTGCGTTTTGGACGAAGCTGGCGCTATGACTATGAGGCTGGTGATTTTGTGCTGACCCCCAGCGGCAAGGTGGCCACGGCAGATACGCATGAAGCTTGGGTACAGTGGTGTATCAAGGCGGTGAAAACTCCGCGGTACAGACATGTAATCTATTCTCGGGACTACGGTTCGGAACTGGAGGATCTGGTCGGTCAGGGGGATAGCCGCGGTGTGACGGAAAGTGAGATTGCCCGGATGGTGACGGAAACGCTGCTCGCCGATCCACGTACCGATACGGTCGATCAGTTTACATTTGATTGGGACCGGGAGCAGTGCGGGTTTACGTGCCGGGTGATGAGTGTGCAGGATGAGATGTTTATTCTGGAAAGTGAGGTGATCTGACGGGATGGCTGAAATTCCGCGTTATTTGGAAGACCAGACGGAGGAACAGATTATGCAGCGTATGCTGGATCGTCTGCCCGCGGATCTGGATAAGTCGGAAGGGTCGTTTTTGTGGGATGCGGAGGCTCCGGTAGCCTTTATGCTGTCCGAGGCGGCGCTTTGGGCGCAGGAGCTGCTGCGGCGCGGATTCGCCAGTACGGCGGCGAGCCGTGATCCGAATTTTCGTTCGGAGGAACTGGATTTGCGCGCGGGTGAACATGGCATTACACGCCGGGCGGCGGTGGCGGCACAGGGCACCGTGAAATTCACGGGTGAGCCGGGGAAAGTCAAAGTCGTGCCAGCAGGTACGGTTGTAGCTACTCTCGCAGATGAGGTATCCGGTGAAGCGTCGCTGGAATATGAAACGGTGGGCCGTGTGGAGCTGGATGAGGATGGTCTCGGAAGTGTAGGTGTACGTGCGCTTGTTGCCGGAAAAGAGAGCAATGTACCCGCAGGCACGTTAACCGTGCTGTCTACACCGGTAAGCGGAGTGACGTCTGTGGTAAACACGGACGTCATCAAGGGCGGTGCGGACATCGAGGCAGATACCGCGCTACTGGAGCGCTTTTATGCCAAAGTCCGCAACCAGGGAACCAGCGGCAACAAGGCACAGTATGTGCAATGGGCCAGCGAAGTGCCGGGCGTCGGGGCAACGCGGGTAATCCCGCTATGGCAGGGGCCGGGTACCGTCGGGCTGTATCTGCTGGATACGGACAAGCGAGCTGCAGGATCTGATCTGGTGGATGCGGTGCAAAAGTACGTTGATCCCACGCAGGATGGACAAGGCGAAGGCGTTGCTCCGGCTGGCCCTGTGGTGACGGTGATGCCGGCAGAGGAAGTACCGATGAACATTCAGGTGAAGCTGACGCTGGCAAGTGATGCCACGCTGGCGGATGTCCGGGCATTAATCGAACGCGGAGTGACCGCGTATTTGAAGCAGCTTGCCTTTGCCGATCCACTCGTACGTTACACTCGCATTGCTGCGATTCTGCTGGACATCCCGCCGATTATCGACTATTCGGAGCTGACCGTGAACGGTGTAAGCGACCAGAATATCGAGATGACCACCAGCCAAGTGGCCGTGCTGGGGACGGTGGATGTGCATGAGTAGTGTGGGACTGACGAGTGAGAAAGGCCGGGAGCTGTTCTCCTTTTTGCCCCAATATTATGAGACTTCGCGTGTGATGCAGGCCGATATGCAGGCCAAAGGTGTGGAGATGGATCTGCTGTATCAGGCTCTGGACGAGACATTGGAGCAGTTTTTTGTCCGTACAGCGACGTGGGGACTGGATTTCTGGGAGCGGGAGCTTGGCATTGAGACAGATCGTCTCAAACCTGTGGAGCAACGGCGTGCTGTGGTGGAGTCGAAGCTGCGCGGGGCAGGCAAGTTTTCTGGAAGACAAGTTGCAAACGTTGCTGAGGCATATGCCGGGGGCAAGGTGGATGTCACGTTCCAGCCGGAAGCATGGAGTTTTACGGTGAGTTTTGTAGACACGATGGGCATTCCGCCCAATATCGATGATCTGAAACGAGCCATTGATGAACTGAAACCAGCGCATATGGCAGTAGAATATAAATACCGTTATCTGGTCTGGGACGACCTGGACAAGAAGCAGAAAACTTGGGATGAACTTGATGCCGCGTCCCTGACGTGGAATGAACTGGAGGTGTGGGCGTAATGCCACAGGAAACCGATCGATTGAAGCTACCTCTTCCACTAGGAAATGAAACTGTGAGTCGGGAGAGCATTAATGCAATTTTTGAAAAGATTGACGCAGGCGTTGCCACACAAGCGGATTTGGACGCACTTCGTGAAGCAGTGAGCAAGATGGATATCCCCGATGCGTCCTTGACGCAAAAAGGGAAGGTGCAGTTATCGAACAAGATGGATGGCACATCCGAGACGGTGGCGGCGACGGAGAAGGCGGTTAGGGATGCGAAGGTTGCGGCGGAGACGAGTGCAAAGAATGCGAGTTTACCAAAGTCAGGAGGCTCATTAGTAGGTGATGCGGGGGTGTTAAATCTTGTTGGATCAACTCATGTTTACCAAGGTTTTTTGCCAGCAGGGACAAATGCAGGGAGAAAGGGCTACATTGGGTTCGGTACTCCCGGTGGGATTGATTTCTCAATTGCGAATGAATATGGCGGAGAACTGATTTTTAGAGATAAGAATGGCACTACAACTCTTTCAGATTTAAAGTCATCTGTCAGTAGCGGAAAAGCAAGTATTGCTGCCGCCATTACTGGCAAAGGTATTCCAACGGCAGCGGATGCTTCATTCCTCATGATGTCCAATAACATAAGCTCACTTAGAACTAGTATAAAATTTAAAAGTGCTACAGTTTCTGCTTCAGGAGGGAGCATCTCATCTTTATCTTTTAAGCCCTTATTCTTATTAGTGCAAAGTTCATCATATCGTGAAGTGGGCGGTATGATTGGAAGTGTTAGATCCAATGGTAATATTTTAGCTTGGTTAGACGAAAGTAATACTTTAAAGAGGAGCGCTTTCGTGGGTGCAATTGCTGGTACTAGCTCTCCGGAATCGTCAAATTTCGATTTTTCATATGTTGAGTTTGGAGAAAGAAGTGTAAATTTCGGAGTTCAATACTATGCTCGATCTAACCAAAATTCTTTAGAATGTTTTGTCTTTGGTCTGTAGTTTTAATCATTAAAGGAGGTGAACCATGACCACAACCCAAATTACCAACTCCATCGCGGCAACACTATCACATCATCTCCCTAATATCCCCATCCAGCCTGCAACAGGAGCAATAGCTCCAGAAAGCCAAGGGCTAACTTATCGCTTACTTGCTGCCAAACTCACTCGTGAGCGCAGTGATCGATTCGTGCAATCTCACATCTACGAGATTCGGTGGCTGGATGGGAGTAACATTCCGGAAGACTTGCCGGACAAGCTCTTTGAAGCACTGGAGACGATTGAAGTGGAAGGTACTCCCTATCGAGCAACGGAGCTGCGATGGAAGGCTTGGGGAGAGACACCCAAACTGTGGGTGTATTACACGATGCGAACCACCAAAGTGTCGGAGTCCTCCGGTCCAATGAAGCAGCTGGAACAACGACCGACTGCTTTGAAATCATCATAGCAAGATGAACTTATTTTAGGGGGACTTATTATGAAAGGAATAGGAGGCGCGCTCGCGATGTTTACCAAGAAAGAAACAAATCGAGAGAAACATGAAGAAACAGAACAGCAACATAACGATGCACAATATAAGAAAGAACAGTTTGCCGACGCCCGGCAGTTTAGCCGGTTGGAAAAAGATATTTTGGCAGCCGTTCTATCGGAAGAGAAAACGTACACCGTGCTAGAGGCACAGCAACAGATCCAACAATTTATGAATGAGGAGGCACAATAATGGCTGGAGGAACATGGACAACTCAAAATAAGGTACGCCCCGGCGTATATATGAACTTTGCATCAGAGGGTACTTTGCCCGGTACAGTGGGAGAGCGGGGAACGGTGGCTTTGGCACTTCCGCTGTCTTGGGGACAAGCAGGTACAATCTTGTCGGTACAGGCAGGTGAAGATGTGCAATCGAAACTCGGTTATGACTGGACAGCACCACAACTGCTGCTGATTCGTGAAGCGTTGAAACGTGCACAGACCCTACTTTTATATCGTCTTAATGCAGGAACGAAAGCCAAAGCCACATTGGACACCCTTACAGTAACTGCTCAGCATGGCGGTGTAAGAGGGAACGATCTGGCCATTGTCATTTCCGCAAATATGAACGAGCCGGAACAATTTGATGTATCTACTTTGCTCGCTGGCAAAGAAGTGCACAAACAGACGGTGTCCAACATCGGTCAACTACAATCCAATGCATTTATCACCTTCACTGGCGAAGGCACGCTTACGAATACGGCTGCTCTTCCGCTAACAGGTGGTAATGATGGTACATCTACCAACCAGGAGCATGCCGATTTCCTGAGCAAACTGGAAGTACTTGATTTCAATACGGTTGGCCTGATCTCGGATGATGCAACACTGAAGTCTGTTTACACCGCATATATCAAGCGTCTGCGCGATATTGAGGGTAAGAAGGTACAACTGGTGCTTTCCAACTATCCAGCCGCGGATCATGAAGGTGTCATTAGTGTGAAAAATGGAGTTGTGCTTGCGGACGGTACCGCCCTTACACCGAAACAAACGGTAGCTTGGACTGCCGGTGCAACAGCAGGGGCTAACCTGAACGAATCTCTAACCTTCCGTGCGTATGACGATGCTGTGGATGTAAATGGACGGTTGACACACACCGAGACAGAGGCGGCACTGCGGAGCGGCGAGTTTGTATTTACAGCGAGCAGCAACCGTGCGCTGGTTGAGCAGGATGTGAACACATTCCGTTCCGTAACCCCGGATAAAGCACGTCATTTTGCCAAAAACCGTGTGGTGCGTGTTCTGGATGGTATCGCTAACGACATGAAACGTATTTTCGAATCCTACTATATCGGCAAAGTAAACAACAACGAGGACGGACGCAGCCTGTTCCGCTCCCAATGTGTTACCTATCTGAAGCAGCTTCAGGATATTGGAGCGATTCAGAATTTTGACTCCAAAACGGATATTACCGTGCTACCGGGCAGTGAAACCGACAGTATTTTGATTGAAGTGCAGGTACAACCTGTGGATTCCGTTGAAAAAGTATACATGAAAGTGAAGGTGGTTTAAGATGGCATTTTTGAAAGCAAGCGACACGATTTCCGGCCAAGAGGGCCGTGCATATGCAACCATTAACGGACAGACGGAAGAAATGTTCTACGTGAAGACACTGGAAGCAACGGTGGAGAAGCAAAAAGCAGAGGTTAAAACATTGGGTCGCCGCGGCGTGCAGCACAAAGCAACAGGCTGGTCCGGTTCAGGTTCCATGACGATTTTCTATACAACTTCCCGTTTCCGCGAGCTGATGCTTCAGTACATGCAAAATGGCGTGGATACCTACTTCGACATTGAAGTGACCAACGAAGACCCATCGTCCACCATTGGTAAACAGACTGTGACCCTCAAAGGTGTTAACCTGGACAGTGTAATCATGGCATCCCTGGATACCGAAGCCGAGGCGCTGGAGGAAGAAGTGAGCTTTACGTTTGAAGATGTGGATATGCCTGTATCCTTTAATCTTCCGAAATAAGTGATACATGTGTTTAGCGCGTAAACCAAGATAAACAATAAATAGTCGAGCATCGGTTTTGTAAAAGAAACCAGTTCAACTTGCCTGTGTTACGGGCTATTTGATGTGTCCAAGTTTTTCAGGCAGTCGCTCTGAACATACCGAGCTTTGCTTGTAAATAACCCAGTATAAATGCTCTTCGCCGCTCTATGCGGCGGGGAGCCCTAACTTAAGAGGAGGAACTAAACATGAGTGGATTGAGTATGTTTTTTGCACAAAACGCGGTAGCAGATACAACGGAGGAATTTATCGTCTCATCTCGCTTCAAAGATGACAAAGGTGCACCGGTAGCATGGAAATTGCGCAGCATGACCGAGGACGAGAACCAGGAATGCCGCAAGGCAGCTACCCGCAAAATCAAGGGCAAGAATGGTGTCTACACTCCTGACATTGATGCCAATGATTACATGGCTCGTCTGATGACGGCAAGCGTGGTATACCCGGATTTGAAAAACACCGAATTGCAGCGCTCCTACGGCGTAATGGGTGCAGAGTCACTTTTGCGAAAAATGCTGTTGCCTGGGGAATTTGCTTCACTCGGTGAACAGGTACAGAAGCTGAATGGCTTTAATCAGGACATGAACGAACTGGTGGATGACGTAAAAAACTAATCAAAGAGGGCGATTCCGAAGCCAATCTGGCTTATTACGCTCTCCATGAATTAAAGATTTTGCCGCATGAGCTAATGGCCTTCTCCATGCGAGAACGGGCAGCGATCTATGCGATGATCCAGGTTAGGGTGGAGGAAGAGAAGAAAGAGCGGGCGAGAAGCCGCACGCGGAAGAAATAATGAAGGAAGGAGGGGAATGAATGTCGGGCACAAGCATAACGGTAATCAATCCTCCGACGATTAATAATCTGATCAATAATTTGAATCTGGTCCAATTGAAAACGACAGAAATTATCAATAATTTCAACCAGATGAATCAAATTAACTTGAATCAGTTTAATCAAACCAATATTGCCAATCACTTTAATCAAGTGAATCAGCAGATGAATGTAACCATTAACTTGATGGAAAAGTTGGAGGATACAGCTGATGATACAACGGATAAACTCGGAGATAACTTAAGTAAGCTCTCCAAGTGGCTGCAAATGATAAAGTCGGCTGGAACCATCGTGTTAAAAGCGGCGGCTGAAGAAGAAGACTTTAAATATCGTTATATGGTTGCTGCTCAAGATCCGGTAGTTGGTGAAGGGATTTATCATAAATTCCGAGATCAGGCTTCTAAAAAAGGCCAAGATGTGAATGATTCGCTTAAGGCTTCCCTTGGTTATTTGCCAATGGCACAGAATGCAGGACAAGTAGAGCAGTTAAATGACCTTGCCGAACGTTTAAGTATGTTGTCACCAGATGGCAAAAGTCTGTCTGATGCTTCTGGAGCAATCCTTAGTGCAATGAATGGAGAAAACAAGGACTTGTCGAGTCAGTTCGGTATCTCCGAGAGTGCATTGAGTGGTGCAGGTTTGGAAGGATTTATTCAAACGAAAGATTTGGATGGCTTTATCCAGGGCCTGCAATTGGTTCTTGAAATGCAAGGGTATACTCAAGAAGCATTTGATACGATGCTGGATTCTCCATTGCAAAAATGGACCGCTCTTGTGAACCAGTTCAATAGCATCCTGGCTGAGGTCGGTACAAAAGCGTTGGAGGTACTTTCTCCAGTACTTGATCGACTGAACGAAGCGATGAGCTCAGGACAGTTCAGCAGTTTTATTGAATGGATTAGTGGAGCATTTGCGATCATCGCTCAGGTCATCGCCTTTATTGTGGATGGATTCATAAATTTCGCCACAGCTGTGCAAGAAAACTGGGATATTATTGCGCCTATTTTGACAGCTATTGCTGTAGTTCTGCTAGGTAAACTTATTATTACACTCGGTGTTGTTATAGCTCAGTTTTTTATGTTGGCAGCAGCTAATTGGCCTATATTACTTGTAATCGGCGCTATTGCAGTACTTATCTATATTTTGCAAGCGTGTGGATTCACCGCTGGAGATATGGTCGGCACAATAATTGGTTACTTTTATATGGTCTATGAGCATATGAAATCAATTTTCGCATCTATTCTGAATTATTTTATATCTTGGGCCGAGTTCGTCATTAATGTTTTCAAAGATCCGACTTATGCTTTCAAAAAGTTGTTTGCTGACATGGGGCTTATTGTTTTACAAATCTTATACAACATAACAAAAGGGGTAGAAGATTTCGCAATAGGATTCAAGGATCAAATCAATTGGATAATTGAGGGCATTAATAAGATTATACCTTACCTGAATAAAATTTTTGGTACAGACTGGGGGGGGATTGAACTTGTATCAGATGCTAATATTCACTCGATGAGTGAGAAGATCAAAGGACTAATGAATGATCTTGAAGCGAGTGTTCCTGAGAGTAAAGAAGATGTTGTTAAATTATGGAGAATGGATGCGTCAGCAGATTATAAGACCTCATTTGACCAAGGGTTTAAGAAAGGCCATGACTTGGTGGCTAACACTAAAAATCCATTTTCCCAAACTTCTGATGAATTGCCCGGGGGCTTTGGCAAGGACTTTAAACCAAAAACACCTCCCATGCCACCGATGCCAACGACGCCTGCCCCCACAAACATGAACAATATGAGTAACCTCAACAAGATTAACAATATCGGACAGGTGGACAAAATCGGTGATGTGGATGGTACGGTGGATGTAACGAGTGAGGATCTGAAACTGATGCGTGAGCTTGCCGAGATGCAGGCCATTCAGCGCTTCGTCAGTCTGACGCCAACGGTGCAGGTGACGACAGGCGATATCAATAGCGGACATGATGTGGACAGTATCATTAGCAAAATTACCGAAGAAATGAACAGTCAGATCGTCTCCAATGCCCAGGGGGTGTATGGATAAGTGAGCTATTCGATACAGCTTAGCTTCAACAATCGCGCGGAATATATTTATTTCCCGGTTATACCGGAGAGTATTGAGTTTTCAGATGCAGGGGACGGAAGCACGTTTAACGTTAGTCGTCTAGGGGAGATCAATGTGATTAAGTCCCCCAAACTACGCGAAGTCAGCTTCAGTGGCATTTTTCCGGCAGATTACAGTCCATACCATTACAAATATGACGCAACAGACCTGAATGCAAAGAATGAGTTTTACCGTGACCCGTATGAGTACGTGAGAGTTATTATCCGCTGGATGCAGACAGGGCGTCCCGTCAGGCTAATCTTTTCCAGTGCAAGATACACGGTCAACATGGCCGTCTCCATTGAGAGCTTCGATTGGAAGGAGACAGCGGGTACGGTGGGCGACGTGCAATATGATATCAAGCTGAAGCAGTATGTTTTTTATGCTGCCAAAAAAGTAGTACCACTGAAGAACAGTCAGAACAAGGCTGATGCTTCAAAGACGAAAACCAAAGCCTCCCGGCCGGATGAAAAAGTAAAACCCAAGACCGTCACGCTGAAAGCCGGAGACTCCTTATGGTCTGTTGCCAAAGCTCATCTGGGTGATGGAGCACGCTGGAAAGAGTTGCAGAAGCTGAATGGCATCAAAGACGCACAGCTCAAGAAGCTGCCCGTTGGACTTGTCATCAAGCTTCCGTGAAAGGAGAGACGATATGCAGCAGGAGATCCATCTGGACAACAGACAGATCATTGAGAAGGAGCAACTATTGCTGGATGACAAACAGGGGAACATCTGGGACATCAGCGACATTGCTGGCGAGATTACGTACAAAACTTCACGTATCGGCAAGCCATCCTCTCTCGAATTCACGTTGATTAAGGGCAGCTTGTTTCAGCATCGAAAGTTTAGCTATGAGAATGGTTATGTAGTGAGGTACACTCATGGAAAACAGGGAATATTTTACGGATATATCTTTTCTGTCGACAGCGGCAAGGACGAAAAAGTAAAGATCAAAGCCTATGACCAGACACGATATCTAACCGCAAATCAGACGTATCAGTTTGTTAACGCAACAGTAGCGGATGTCATCAAGCGGATTGCGACGGATTTCCAGTTGAAAACGGGGGATTTGAAGCAGCCAAGTTATGCCATTCCACGAATGCTTTTCGATAATAAAAAGCTGATTGACATGATCTGTGAAGCGTTGGATCGGACGCTGATTTATGGCGGCACAAATTATATCTTTTATGATGATTTCGGCAAACTTGTCCTTCGTGATGTCGAAGAGATGCCCTATGGCTTTGTGATCGGGGATCATAGTCTGCTGACGGACTACAGCTATACACGGTCGATCGACGACCAGACTTATAACAAGATCAAGTTATACCGGGATAACAAAGATACAGGCAAACGGGAGACGTTTGTGCATCAGAATTCAAGCAGCATCCGTCAATGGGGGCTGCTTTTTTTGTACCAAAAAGCGGACGATGGTCTGAATAAAGGTCAAATTGATAACATGCTGAAAACGCTGATGACCTTGCGTAACCGGGAGACACAGAAGTTAAAGGTGGATGCCCTTGGCGATTTCAAGGTGAGAGCCGGGAGTTTTGTCAATATTCAGATCGATGAATTGAAGATCAATCAATATTTTCTGGTGGACGAGTGCACGCACAAGATACAGGGGGGTGTGCACACCATGTCCCTGGATTTGAAGGTGGTGTAGCCATTTATGATGCTTGATGTGATTAAAAAGGCGGCAATAGCCGCCGTAGATGCCAAATCTCCCGTACAAATTATGTACGGAACTGTAACGAACACACAACCTTTGGAGATTACCGTGGAACAGCGGCTTGCGCTGAGCGACCCTTTTCTTGTGCTCACAGAATCGGTGGCACAAAAAAACTGGACGATCGGTGAGTTGGCTTTATTACTTCGTGTGCAGGGCGGAGACAGTTATGTTGTACTGGATCGGCTGGTGAAGCCATGATTCCACAAGGTTCTCAAATTGGAGAAGAAAATCAGGAAGAAGTTTCGGTGCTTCCTAGCCTGACCTATGTGTTGCAAGCATCTGGACAACGGATTGGCAGGCTTCAGTTGGAGGGAAAAGAAGCGGTTAAGCAAGCGGTATACAAAGCTTTATCGACACGTCGTTATGAACATTTGATCTATTCGCCTGATTATGGAATGGAATGGTCTTGGGAAGGCATTTCCGGGAGATCCATGGTTGAATCCGAACTGGAGCGCTGGATTCAGGAAGCATTGCTTCCAGACGACCGTATTTCGGAAGTAACCCAATTTGAGTACGCCCATGAGCCGGATGGCGTTAAGGTTTCTTTTACCGTGATAACGGATTTTGGTAACTTCAGGCAAGAGACGGAGGTGAATATGAATGTATGAACAGGAGACATTTGAGGTCATTTTGAACCGGATGCTGGATAAAGTGCCCGATGGTGTCGATAAGCGGGAGGGCAGCATCATCTATGATGCCCTCGCGCCAGCAGCCGTGGAGATGGCCCAGATGTATATTGAGCTAGATACTAACGCCAATCTGAAGTTTGCTGATACCGCTTCAGGTGAATATCTGGATCAGGCAGTAGCGTGGTCAGGTATTACTCGCAAGCCGCCTACAAAGGCGCGTTGGTCTGCAAGTTTTCAAGATCAAGAGGGCAAACCTGTGGAAATTCCATCAGAGAGTCGTTTTTCGACAGGAGAACGAGTTTATAGAGCGGTGGAGCGAATTACCGCAGGGAAATATGTGCTCGAATGTGAGATTGCTGGTGCGGAAGGTAACGAGTATACCGGGACACTGTTACCCATTGATTATATTGCAGGCCTGACCACCGCGGGATTAACCAAACTGCTTGTTCCAGGTGAAGACGAGGAGACGGATCAAGCTCTGTATGATCGTTATCAGGACAAAGTTTCCCGTCCGATCACAAGTGCCAACAAGTATCAGTATGAGCTGTGGGCGCGGGAGAATTCGGGAGTTGGCAAAGCGAAGGCCTTTCCGCTCTGGAATGGCCCCGGTACAGTCAAGGTGGCATTGTTGAACAATGAGATGCATGCTCCTGCGGAGGGAGTCATCGAGGCTGTGCAGCAATATATCGATCCTTCGCAGGATGGCATGGGGGAAGGGGCAGCGCCGATTGGCCCTATTGTCACCGTCGTAGGGGCAGAAGAAGTTCCGATTCATATTGAGGTGCAGGTTACACTTGCTTCAGGATCAACATACGAGGGTGTGAAATCTTTGATTGAGACAGGGGTGACAGCGTATCTGAAAGAGTTGGCGTTTGCTGATCCGCTCGTTCGCTGGACACGGATTGCCAATGTCATTCTGGATATTCCGCCCGTAATCGATTACAGCAATTTGCTGGTCAACGGCGGCATGTCCAATCTGGAGATTACACCGGGAGCTGTTGCTGTGCTTGGGACGGTGAAGGTGACGTGAGTAAAGCAGATGTACTGATGAACCTTTTGCCCCCGCTCTACGAAAATGTGCTGGAGATGCAGTTGCTGACACAGACGGAAGGGGCTGAACTAGATCAGCTCGCAGCCGATGTGGAAGATGTATTGCAGCAGTTTTACCCGGAATCCGCAACGTGGGCATTGGAGCGATATGAACAGGATTTGCAGATTCCGACCAATCGTGCCAAACCGGATGATCAACGAAGGTCTGTCATCATCTCCAAAATGCGTGGTAGCGGTAAAGTTTCAGGCTCCATGCTCAAAAATGTAGCTCAGGCGTACGAAAACGGGGGCATTGATGTATCCGTTAATCCAGGCGAGTATCGCATCTTGATCCGTTTTATTGATACATTGGGACTGCCACCTAATCTGAACGATCTAAAAGCAGCGATCGAAGATATTAAACCGGCTCACATGACCGTCGAGTACCGTTTGCGGTATCTGACCATTGCCGAGGTTGAAAGAATGACTCTGAGTGAGATGGAACAAACCCGGCAGGATAAATTAGCAGGAGGTGGAGCGTAATGAGTGAACCAAAAACACCCAATTTAGGGTTGTATAAAATCGATCGTTCCTCGCCATCAACAACCTATTTTGATCTGGACAAGTATCTGGATCAGAACTGGGAGAAGATTGATGATTTTGCAGAGCAGATGGGGGAAAAGGCTGAAGAAACAGCAACGAAGGTAAGTAGTTTGCAAGAGAGGTTGGATACAGATAAACGAGGAGCTGCTACATTACAGCCTGGCGTAAATGTAGTAAGTGCTAATCAGGAGGCAACGTTTAATCTTTCGAGCATTAAGGGGAGAACATTGGTTAATTTGCTGGGGCGTGCTGGAGGTTGTGAACAAGCAAGCTTAGTAAACTCCTATCAATCTACAATAACGGCTGATACATCTAACAAAGTACAAGGAAATCAATCTTTGAAAATTACGACAACGGCAATGCCAGCAGGAGCATTATCGATATCCCCTATTAATTTAAAATCAGGGAAGTATTATATTGTTCTCTCCTCAGCAAAGCTGATATCTGGAGAATTGGTAGGTATGTACTTAAATGAACTTAACCCGAACAAAGGGAAAGTTACTTCAAGTAATAGCAAAAGATTCAGTACGTTATGGGGAGCATATAGCATTTCTACCGATATTAGCACTTTTTTTGTTAGTCAAGTTGTTGGAGCATCTGGAAGTTCCGGGTATATTGATGCAATTAGACTTTACGAAATTAGTGCCTCAGAGTATGTTGCACTCGAAAATATGACAACGGAGCAGATTGCATGTAATTACCCTTACGTCGATAGTGTTCAACCAGTTTTGAATCCGTATGCCATTCGATATGGACAAAACTTATTACCGCCATTTTATGAGTGGAGTGAAACAGCAATAGCAGGTCCAAGTGAGATCGAGGCACCCTACCAACTTAAAATGACAAAGGCAAGCAGTGCGATAGGTTTTAGCAATTTCATTAGTACTGTAAACGTAGCTCCCTCTACGGAATATACATTTTCAATTACTGTAGACGTGACTAACTTTGCCGGTAATGGAGTAGCTGGGGTTTATTGGAATGGATGGTATTACGATGAAGATAATAATGCCATAACGTCGTTTAATATGCCTCCCTATGCAAAGGCAAACGGGAAGTTCACATTAGGGAATAGCTTTAAAACTCCTGATAACGCGAAGAGTGTACGTATTGTTATCGGTTTTGATAGCGAGACAACAGGAACTGCAACTTTTAAGAATCCGTGTTTAAACTTAGGTACGTCAGCAATGATGTTTAAACCACGCGAAGACTCTTTTCTCGCACTACAAACTGAGCTACACGCCAATCCAGATACGGGAGAAAACCCTGATAGCGTTTTTGAGCGTGATGGTCAGTATTATAAATTGGCGAAGTGGCGTAAGGTTACGTTGGATGCTGACATCAATTTTTCATTGTGGGGGGGGCAGAATGGTTTTAAGGTTGTTAATGCAATGCTTCCGGGACCACCAGCCGTTGACGGATCAGGTACGCTGACGAAGTATCAAGGTAAAGTGATCAAAGAGACAGATTACGCTACTGTAAACAGCGTAACGGATAATCTAAATATCGGTTCATCTGGCGCTAACGGGGTGTTCGATAATTTTCAAATTTCTATTTCAAGCGCGGATAGTGGGTGGGGAGACAGCTATACTAACCTGACCTCTGATGAAATTAAGGCTTATTTCATGGGATATTTTATGTATACAGCTGGACAAGACCCGAATAACAATGGAGCTGGGTATAATGGGTCTGGAACTAAGGTATGGACACCATTACTATCCAAGAATTCACAAAATTTTTTTACGGCAGTGCCAACAGTTCCAGCACCAAACTGGACCTCATATCAACTTCTATACCAACTTGCTACACCAGTCGTCGAGCCGATCATGTCTGAGGGGCAATTGACGTTTATAGACGGGGATAATCAGGTGGAGGTAGGTACGGGGATTATACTGCGGGAGTTGGCTAAGCCAGTCTATACTTCAGACGCTTTTAAGTCATATAACATCAACAATTTCAATGTATCCTCAAAACTGAGAAAACGAGTACAACGAATACTGTCCGTGTATAAAAACAGTCAGCCAGATAACTGGGAAATTAACAATTTCAATCCTGTTTCCGAAACCTATGGCGTTCAACTTGCATCATTGTCTGCGTCCCAATACGATCCATCAGCAGCCTACAGCGTCACATACCTGATGTTGGACAAGTATCCGGCTACGGATATTACTGGTACGTATGCAAAAAATGAAAAGGCTTTGCTGTTGGATACTGTCAAAAGGTTGCAAGATAACACGACAAGGATATCCGTGTTGGAGTCGAAAAAGGCCGAGAAAGATAGTCCTGTGTGGATTGCTCCGACATTACTTAATGGGTGGGTACCGTATGAGACAAATGTAGCGGGTTATCCGTCCGCAAGATTTTTCAAGGATTCAACCGGGATGGTACATGTAGATGGATTGATTAAGGATGGAGTGGTGTCTGCCAGTCTTCCTGTATTTAAGTTACCTGTCGGATTCAGGCCAAAGCAAGTTATTACTTGTGTATCTGTATCCAGAGCTGGAAACGACGAAATTATTTCAAGAGTTCGTATTAACCCAAACGGGGAAATTGTATTCAATAACGGGGGGAATATTTTCTTTTCGCTTGTCATTCCACCGTTTCTGGCTGAACAATAAAGGAGGAATCACATGAAAGCCGTACCTAAAGTAAATACAGACGGACTCTATTTAGAGGACGAATTAGTGGACGATGCCTTTAGTGGTGTCGTCCCTTTTTATGCCAAACCGGAGCCTGTGATTTTTGCCCCTGATCAGGTCGAACAGGTGCCAACGCCAAACAAGAATGAGGAGGAAGCAGAACGAAAGACTGCCGGGTATCTGGTCGGCGTGCCTGTTCCTGCTGGTCTGTTTCACCCGCGCTTTGACTTAGCAGCTTGGGAAGCATATCAGGATGCTGTGCAGGTGGAACCGCAGAAAATTTTTCCTGACCTGTGGGTGGAAGGGCTAAGCCAGGAAGAGATCGACGAGTTGACTAAGCCGCAACCGGAGGAACTGTCTGAACTGGATCTTTTAAAACAGCGCCTTGCAGAATCAGAAGCGGAAAACAAACGTTTAGCTGAGGAAAGTAACGCCAATCAACTGGCTTTAATGGAATTACACATGCTTGTACTTAGTGTGGTGCCGCCAAATGAGGGATAAGTATGAAGGTTTGCGATCCACTAGCCTGTGATGTTTATAAGGAGAGGTGAGACTATGTTAGCTGTATACGTAATGATGATTAATAAAAAATTGATTGAGCTGCACCAAGTTCCAGAGAGTAGTCGAGGTCAAGTTGCTGTGTTACTGGAAGCAGCCAATATAGATAATTAA